GGTGCGCGTGGTGACTACGAAATGGGCTTCGTGGCTGGTGAACCTGCATTCATTACCTTCACGTTCACTGGCCTTTACGGTGGCGTGACTGACCTTGCCCTACTTTCTGGCATCAGCTACCCAACGACCGTCCCTGCTGTATGGCTCGGCGTGACTCTCACCAAAGGCGGCGCGGCTCTTGTTGCTGAGAACCTAACCCTTGCCATGAATAACACGGTGTCCATGCGAACCGACGTTACCCAGTCAAGCGGCTTTGTGGCTGCGGCGATTACTGCGCGTGACCCAGGCGGCAACTTCGACCCAGAAGAAACCACTGTGGCAGCTCGTGATGATTGGGGGCAGATGGCCGCTGGTACTGCGACTGTGTTTGCTGCAACCCTTGGCTCTGCTGCTGGCAACATCCTCACGATTGGCGCTCCTGAGCTGGTCATTGAGAGCATTTCACACGGAGACAGGGACGGTGTGCTGACTAACGGCATCGACTTCAAGCTCCAATCCGATACCGCTGCTGGCGAAGATGAGTTAAGCCTTGCGTTTACCTAAGCCGCAGGTGTAGACTCCAAGCACAGGTATCCTGGAAAGGGTGTAGTGAAAGTGGAAGTGGGGCGCTGTTCCGTGGGGGATGCAGCGCCCTTTTACTTTTGATATGGTGTAGGGCATGGTAATCGCACTAGACCCACTAGAAGCGCGTCCCTTCATTTGCAAGGCAGACCGTAACCTTCCCGAAGAAGACCAGACCGTATGGATGGTCAAGCCGCTGTCGGCAAAGGAGAAGATGACCCTTGAGGATAAGCACATGCAAGCTAGTGCGAAATCCAAGAAGGGCGATGAGGTTGAAACCACCTTCGATATCCGTATGCACAAGCGCAACTACGAGGCGCTAAACATCGGCCTGACTGGTTGGAGCAACTTCAAGGACGGCGAAGGGAACGAGATTCCTTGCAAGAAAACCACTCTGCGCGGCGGCGTTGGCTTTGCTGATACGCTGCTTTCCCGCATCCCCGAAGGTGTACGCGGCGAGATTTCCGAAGCTATCTTGGAAGGCTTTGACGCGGAATCAGAACGGGACTAACTGCGGCGGTGCTTGTCCTGGGGGGCAGTCTCCCCATGAAGTGTTCCCGCTGCAATACGCGGGACGATGAGAACCGCCTACTACCAGAATGCGTGGCTTCCAGGAAGCGATGGGCTTGTGATGAGCCTATCCCCGAAGATAAGCCCCCGCTAGTTCCAGCCGATCAGTTGGAAACGACCCTAGACCTGCGGCGTTGTCCGTGGGCAGAGGCTGTTCCAAACGTGCGCCATGCCTTGCCGTACTTGGAGCTGGCGCACACTCAGCACTTGCTCCCTGTGCCTGGGGGTACGCTTGACCAGTCTGCGGATTTTGTGGCTGCGCTGGTACTTTATGGCAAGCTCAGAGCGCGGGTAGAGAGTGAACAGATGGAAGAAGCCCGCCAAAAACAGCGCATAAAAACCTAATGGCTTCCCAAAATGACCTCGTTGTAGTTGCCCGTTTTAAGGATTTGGTAACGAAAGAGGTCAAGCGCCTAGCTAGAACCTTCACGACATTCTCCCGTGGTGCGGTGAAGTCCGTGCGCAACGTGGCAAAGGGGCTTGGCAAGCTCACTATCGTTATGAACCAGGGGCTTGCGATCATTCAGAAGATGGGGGCAGGGCTGAAGAAGCTGGGCGGGTTGATATCTATTCCAATCGCCCTGGCCGCAGAACAAGAACGAGTTGAAGCAAAGCTAGAGGCTGTTCTACGCGCAACTGGCGGTGCTGCCGGATTTGCGGCGGAAGAGCTATTCAAGATGGCAGACTCACTCCAAGAGGTCACAGGCTTCGGGGATGAATCAATAATCAACGCTCAAGCAATCCTTGCCACATTCAAGTCAATTAAGAAGGAAGGCGGCGTTTTTGATGCAGCTCTCGAAGTCTCCCTTGACCTTGCGGAACTTCTCGACGGCGACCTACAGCAATCAGTGATTATGATTGGCAAGGCGATGGAAGAACCAGCGGTAGGCTTAACAGCTTTGCGCCGTGTTGGTGTGACCTTCTCCGAAGACCAGGTGAAGCTAATCAACCAACTGGTTGAGACAAATCAAACTCTTGAGGCTCAGGGCGTAATCCTGCAAGGGTTGGAGGGTCAGGTGGGCGGGCTATCCAGAACCATGCGCGGCACGTTCTCAGGCGCTGTACGGGCATTGAACAATGAATGGGGCGACTTCCTGGAACTGATCGGGCGGCAGTTGACCACGAACCCCAAGCTGCTTGCTGCAATGGAAGCGGTTATCTCCAAGCTGGCCGAGTGGAAAAACAACTTCTTCGAGGTTGGCGACCTTGGCGAGAGGGTTCAGGGCTTTGTTGATACGCTGATTGAGTCTATTCCTAACCTGATTAGAGGCATCGGTGGAGCTGTTGCGGTGTTTGCACGGTTCGCGGTGGTACTGAGCAACGTGTTCTCGATGCTTGGCGCAATCTTCTCAGCCATCGGCGACTTGCTTGGCGCACTTGCAGACCTGAAGATTTTGGGCGGCAACATCTTCTCTGAGGATGCACAGGGATTCCTTGCCGAGTTGGGCAAAACCTTCCGCGCAATCGCTGGCATTGGCGACAAAGGACTGACCATTAGCGCAGACGATTCTTCGATGATGAAGCTAATCAAGGAGCTTGGAACAATCGCCCCTGAGCTTGCCGAACAGTTGGCTCTTGCAGTTGAGGAAAGTTTCAAGAACGGCATTACTACCGCGCCGCCAACAGGCATTGACCCAGACAAGAAGACCACGGAAGACCTGACTGGACTGCTGCTGGCGTGGGAGAACTTCGGCAAGGGTTGGAGTGAGGCAGTTCAGAACCGCTTGAACGAGCTGCGGGACACGGCGGAAGAGGTCAAGAGGCTCACCAACGAGTTCCTAGACGGCACACAATCCGCATTGGTGGACTTCTTCAAGGCTCTGCGTGATGGCACGGCAAGCTGGGGCGAGGCTGTGGGCAACCTGATTGACACCATCCGCATGAAGATGAGCGATATGCTGCTTGAGTTCGCTGCCAACCGCACCCTTGAAATGCTGCTCACGGGGGTTCAGGGTATCGCTGGCATCGGCGGCGGGCCTTCTGAATCAGAGGTAGCGGAAGCCAGCAAGAAACTTGCGCTTGACGCAAACACCCGCGCCTTGCTTGGACTCACGGCACAGATGAGCGGCACAGCCATTACAGGCGGCGCTCCTGGGCTGCTCAGTAAAGGCGAAACCGACAGCTTGGAGGCCACGATTGAGGCGGGCAATGAAGAGAGTTTCAACCTGTGGTCGAGCATCGGCAGCGGGCTAGAATCCCTTGGCGGAACATTCATGGACGTTGGCTCCTTCCTGTTCAATGGCCTTATGACCATCGTTTCTGCAATCGGCTCCCTGATTGCTGCGACGTACAGCACCGTCTCTGGCTGGTTCTCAGATGGTGGCCCCGTCAACTACCTTGCTGGTGGTGGCCCACCTAGATTCATTCCAAGGGGAACCGATACCGTGCCAGCCATGCTAACCCCTGGTGAGTTCGTCCTGAATCGGGCAGCGGTACAGCGCATTGGACTCCCAGCTCTCCAAGAAATGAACAGCGCAAAGGGATTCTCTGATGGCGGCTTTGTCGGCGAAGGTGGCGGCGGCGAAGGTGGTGCTGGCGTAACTGTGAATCTCACGATCAAAGCTCTTGATGGCAAGTCTGTCATGGAAGTGCTGACAGGGCGCGAAGGCAGAGAGGCAATCACAGGCACATTCCGCAACGCTCTCAAGACCCAGCCAGCATTCCAGCGGCAGATTAAGGGGATACGATAAATGGCGCAGACCATTCCAAGCGTTGCCACGTTCGGAAGCGGTGAAGGTGGGCAGCAGTCAGCAAGCCTGTACCTGCATGGCTCCCCAGATGGCGGAGAGGATACCTACAGCGTAGGCGGCGCTCCTGCATATTGGGAAGCGGCAGACGGAGGCATCGGCGTAAAGACTGGCGACGCTGAAATCAGCTTTGCAGGAACCGAGGCTGATGATGCTGGCACAGGTGGACCTTATTCGTCACGCCTTGGTTCTCTGCTTCTCCGCCCACAGCTTGCGGCGACAAAGGATTATGCCTCTGAGATAACCTTCAAGTTCAATGGAACTCCTGTGACTGAGCGGGCTGCGGTGTTCTGCCGCGTGATTCCAGCCAACCTAACAAACTGGTTCAGCCAGGGCGTAGACGGAACCGAGCTACCCAACTATTTCCGCTCCTGCATTCAAGGCGTTGGCTTTGAGGTTGACGACTTCGGCGTGTTCAAGCTGTTCAAGTACGATTCGGCGGGCGCACGGACTCAGATTGCCACCAAGACCACGCCCGTAGGCACAGCGTCGCATACCCTAAGCCTGAAAGTGATTGGAACGCCTGGAACTATCACCGCACAGCTTGACGGCGCAGACGCACTGCCGCTGGCTTCCTACGACCTTTCCACGGGCGACGCTCCAAGCCGAGGACATGCAGGTTGCGCCTTGACCCGCACACAGCTTGCAGATTATCCCATCATTGCCAACTTCCAGCTTGCAGATTGGGAAACAGGCTCCGAGGTGGTTGTTCTCAATGACGAATGGACTCGGACTCCCAACAACGGCGGTTCGATCGTTCCAACTGGCAGCACTACGACCATCAATGCGGCCATGCACAAGATGTTCGAGTGGGGCGGCAACAAGATTGCAAGCATTGGCAGCGATGTAGTTGGCCCATTCCTGCGCAACGGTCACAGGCGATACGGCCCAAAGACGACCGCAGCCGCAATCACATCAAATACGCAGCGTGAGTTTCTAGATCTATGGATGCGCGGAGCAGATGCAGCGACCCAGGTTGCTTCGATTCGCTGGACTTGGGCGGCAACTGATACAACAACTGCGCTCCTGACTGCAAACCTAGCCATTGGCTGCGCTGTTCGTGCTACGAAATCGGTTGAGGATTCAGCTTCTACGCCTACTCTCGCCAACGCTACGGGCTACGTCCTGCGGTTGGTGTTCTCATCCCCATCTGCGCAGTTTCGCCTCATGCGTGTGGTTGCTGGCGTGGAGACGCAGCTAGAGCAGCCACGCCCTGTCAATCCTGCGATGTTCAAGCCTGGGGAGGTTCATATCTTCCGCTTGCACGTTGCCGATACTGGCGGAAACCCTGTGCTGAATGCTGTTTGGGAAGACAATAACGGCGTGGTGCGCAAGGTCTTTGAGGATATTGAAGACTCCGACGCAAGCAAAATCACAGCAACCAACACGATTGGGATTTACTGCAACATCGGCGGCATGGGCGGATTGAATCCAGCCTTCCTGGTTCAGCGGTTGGCTCTCACCGATACCACCATTCCACCGCCAACTTTCACGACCGAAGCCACGATTGAGGGAACCATCCCCTTTGCCCCTGAGTTCGTGGAGAGTGCGCAGCCTGTCTACTTCACGCGGCAGACGGTATCAGAAAGGCTCTACGTTCAAAGCAGCCGTGAGTTTATCGAGACTCGCCAGCCCTTCACCGCGAAGTGGTTATTGCAGGAAACCGACGGCCAAACCTTGTACGATTACCTTGTGGAACGAAAGAGTGACAGACAGGGATTCACGATTGACATTGACGGCACAGGCACAAACTTTGTCCTGATGGAAGAAGAGTTGAGGCTGCGCCGTGAACCTGGGGGCTTGTGGAAGATTGGCCCCGTTAAGTTGATGGAGGTTTTGTAGATGGTTAAAGACCTATCCACCGACGAAGTTGCATCTAAGAACGCAGCAGAAAGCAGCGACGTTTTCTCGCACATCCTCACGGTCACGCTGACAGACCCCATTGCAGGGGAAACCGTTATCCGCATGGCGCGGGCTACAGAAGCGATCACAATCGGCGCAGACACATGGAACCCGTTTCCTTTCGTCGTTGGTGAGGCAACCGAAGACCTGAGCGGAGAGTTGCGGGAAATGACTGTGGGATTGCTTGACCTGACTGGCGAAGTGGCAGCATTCCTAAAAGAGCATGACGTAGACGGCGCGAAGGTGGACATGGGCATTGCCTTCTACAACGGCACTGCCTACACGCTGGCGGTCACAGACACCTTCACGGTGGTTGGTTACAACATTGCCAATGAGCGAATCACTTTGCAGCTTGGAGGGCGCAACTACCTTGATGCCCCGTTCCCAGCTCGGCCACTCGACCGTTACCGCTGCGGCTTTGAGTATCGTGGCCTTCTGTGCGCGTATTCGTCTGATGATGATGGCACGGTGCGGGATACTTGCGACTTCTCATTGAATGGCCCCAACGGTTGCAAGGTTCACGATAACAGCGACCGCTTCGGGGGATTCCCTTCACTTCCAACGAGGGCAGAGGGAACGTAATGGGCATTGACTCACGCGCAGGAAAACACCTGGGTCAGCCTTGGCTTCCTGGGGGGCGTGGTGCATCTGGTGGGCTGGACTGCTTGGGCCTTGCGCTTCAGATATGTGAACCACCCCCGCCAGATGTTCGCGCCAATACGTTTGAGCCTTACATGAGCGAGGATTATGAGCCTGTTCTAAATAGGGATTTTGAAACAGGCGACCTGCTTATCTCTCACCAAGTACGCGAAGGCAAGCGCGTTGCCCACCTTGCCGTGATTGCAGACAACCCAGCATGGTGCTGGACTACTTCCGCAGCTACGGGCGTTTGCAAAGTTCGCGCCTTCAATATGCTTCCCGCCAAAGCCTACCGCAGAAAATGATTACCCTTCATCTAGTCGAGGATTACATCAACCCAACAGGGACACGCAGCACTCGCCACGTTTCGCTGTTACCTGGGCAGACCTGCGCCGACTTTGTACCTAACGATTGGGCGCTTGAGAGTTCTGTTGCGGTGGTGAACGGCGGGCGGGTAGACATGGACTACCGCCTGATGGAAGGCGACGACGTTCTGATCTATCTTGCGCCTGAATGGAGTTATTTGGTTCAAATTGCAATCAGCTTTGCGATTGGCTACTTGATGAAGCCGGACATCCCGGACAACCGCCCCGATGGGCCTGGGCCAAAGACTTACGGGTTCACAGGACTCGGCAACCGTTGGGGGCATTCGGCAACCATCCCAATCCTGTTTGGCTCGATGCGCGTTGGTGGTCACGTTCTGGGCTACTACAACGAGAGCTTGGGCGTTGCAGCAGGGCAACAGGTTTACATCATGCTCGGCATTTCGGAAGGGCCAGTGCATGAAATCGCGCAAGGCACAACGAGGTTGCAACCGTTCACGCCCATTGCTGATGCCGTCTACCTTGATGACAATGATGGGGTCTACTACAGCGGCCTCGACCTGACTACGAGCATTGGTGATGCCACGGGAGGCTTTCACGATGGCTTCATGGGCAAATATATCCAGCGCACAATCGGGCAAGAGGTAGGGCAGCGAGAAGCCCGCATAACATCACACTACACGGGCGGCGATTCTAGTTTGGAGGTTGACGACAACTCAGCATTCTTCGCCAGCGATACGATTTTCATTGACTATATAAGCAGCTCAAGCCCTGGTGATACAGAATTTGTTTCCAGCATTGACGCCAACGGAACGACCATCCACCTAGTCACCCCAACCAGCGGTGCAGGTGGCGCAGTTGGCAAGCGCGTGGTTTCCTATTCCACGCTGACCATTACGGGCGACGGCACGACAGGCACAGCTCTACGGTTCAACTTTCACTTCCCGCAAGGCTTGTATAGGATGAACAGCCAAGGCCAAGCGACGAACATTCGCGTGAAGATGTTTGTCCGTGTTCGCTCCCATGCAGCGGGCGGCATTTATACGGCGCTCAACCCTATCGAGTTCGTCAACAACAGAATCGGCGGCTATTGGGAAACCTTCCATGTTGATTTGGTTGCGGCAGGGTTCGATGGAACGGACATAGATATTGAAATCGTGAAGGTATCGCCAAATCCAGGCGACCTGACAGAAACATTCTCCACGACCATCAACCTAGACAGCGTTGTCTTCCAAGCCCCAGGCATTTATAGGATGCCAGGGACAGCCGTTGTTGCCTTGCATGGCATTCCGATGGCGCAGTTGAATGGGCGATTCCCAACAGCCACGGTGCAGACGGAAGGCTTCATTCTGGAGTATCCAGACGACGACGCGGGAACCACTTGGAGCAACACGACCATTGCTGGCGGCTCCGTGAACTACCGCAACCCTGCATGGGCAGCTCTTGAGATTCTTAGGAACACACGGTTCGGGCTTGGCAACTTTGTAGACGATGCAGACATTGACCTTGCCAGCTTCCGCGAATGGGCTGCATTCTGTGAAGAAGACACGCTTTCGGGATACGCGCAGACTAGCCTTGTGGATGATTCGTCTTCTGCGGCCAACTCTATTCGCATTCCTTTGGGCGCTTCAACTACGTTTGCTGTTGGTGACAAGGTGGTGGTTGGCTACGGATTGCCGACTGCGGAAACGCTGGTGATCAACTCAATCACATCTGGCTCTGCTGGCAACGGCATCGGCATTACCCCGTTTGAAGAAGATTGGGATTTGCTTGACTTCACTTCGACGCTGACAAGTGACCACTGGTATGGCGAGATTGCAGGAACCACCGAGGCGCGTTGCCTGTGTGACTTCTATTGGGATGAAGACTCAACCGTAGCCGAAGCAATCAGCTTGGTGGCCGGAACTGGCCGCGCAATCATCGTCAAGACGGGCAACAAGTATCGCGCTGTGGTTGATAAGCAGCGGGACGCGGTTCAGCTTGTGGACGAAACGAACATGTTGCGGGACACCTTCAACATGACTTCGATTGGGAAGATTGACCTTCCGAACACCTTAGATGCTGTTTTCTTCAACCGTGACACCGCATTCAACAGAGCTTCGGCGCGTGTTGTTGATTCAGATGCGCTTGCTTTTGGTGAGCCGCAGAAGGTTGAACGAATCGACCTGAAAGGCGTGACCCGTATTGGACAGGCTTACCGCGATGCCGCTTACCTGCTCAGGAAGAAGCGCCTAGAGAATGTGCGCATTGAGTTCGAGCTTGGGCTAGACGGGCTGGCAGCAGAAGCGGGCGATCGGATTGAGGTTGCCCACTACGCAATGACGAACGGCCACGCGGCGAAGGTTATCGACGCGCAACTGTTCTCAGGCAAGACGCAGTTGAAACTTGACGACACCATCCCCTATGGCGACTTTGAGCCTGGGCCATGGCAGGTTCGGATTGCCATTGATACCGATGATTCAATCGTAAGCTCAACCTTGAACGGCGGTGGCGGGCGTGGCGAATGGGTCACGCTGGATGATGATTACGGAACGAGCATTCTGGTTGGGATGCACTGCGCGTATGGTCCACTCTCTCAGGTCACAGATTCCTTTGTGATTCAGGAGATTGGACGCACCGAGCAGTTCCAGCGCAGAGTCTTGGCTGTGCGTTACGATGAAACCATCTACGACGATGTTGCACCAGAGACATTCCCCGTGGACAACGGCTGGGATGCAGAAGAGCGCGATGGCGGCACTGGCATCGGCCATCAAGGTTGGGATGATTGGGCTGCAAATGTGGGCGGGACTGGAACCTACGGGGAGCCTGATTCCTCCCTGACTGCGCTTGTTCATACGGTTGATGAGGTAGACGGCAGCAAAACCCAGAAGGTAGCACTCTCATGGAACGCACCAACTATCGACCCACCGCACGGCGAGGACTCTATCCCAGAGACATTCCGCACAAGTGGAACCTACACAGCGGCAACCTGGACTGTGGCGGCAGACAGCGCACTCTCCGACAAGGCCACGGAGGGCGGTGGGCGGCGATGGGCTGGAACGCTCATCAAGGGCTACGAAATCTTCATTCGCCACCCAGAGGGCAGCAGCATTGATGGTGCGTGGCAGTCAATCCAAACGGTTGAAGATACTGGCGCACTTGTAACCTACGCATTCGAGGAAGGGCTGACCTATGAGTTTGCCGTTTCCCCTGTTGCTGCTTCTGGCTGGAAGCTGCCTATTGCAAAATGCCCAACGATTAGCGTTTTGATCGGCACAGGCACTGGTGGCCCAGGCTACGTCTACATTGACGACCTGCCAACGTCTTCAGAGATGCAGATTGGCACTGGCACAACCGCTGGCGCAATGACCCCTGCTCTTTCGCGGGCTGGCTGGTTGATTAAGGAAGCAGCAGCACCGAGCGTTGCGCCGCCCGCTAGTGGAATGATTCACTATGATTCGACCACGGGCGATATCCACTTTGCAGACGGCACGGCGACGGTCAATGATTGGCGGTTAGCGTTTACGGCTGATAAGGGGAGCCGTGACTTCAGGCTGGACAATAACGAGAAGTTGTTGCTTGGCGATACCGACCAGTTCAGCATAAGCTACGACTCGACGCTTTCCAAGGGAAGTATCGTTTCGGTTGGCGGCTCTGGACTTAATATCGGAAGCGACGTTTTGGTGCTTGGAAATCAAGCGCAAGACGAAGACTATATCGTTGCAAGCAACGGCGGCGGCGTTGGCGTTTATTACAATAACGCGGTTCACTTCCTAACGATTGCTGGCGGCGTTCAAGTGAACGGAGATATCTCGTTTACAGGTACGGGCTTGGTAGACGGGCGCGACGTTGCAGCGGATGGAACAAAGCTGGACGGCATCGAGGCGCTTGCAGAGGTAAACACTGTTGACTCGGTGAACGGCATGACTGGCGTTGTAGCTCTCGACCTGGACGACATCCCCAACGGTTCAGGGGCTTTCGCCATGACGACCGCCCATAAGACGATGGCGGACAACATCGACGTGATTGCTGACGACACGATGGTCGGCAACATTTCTGGCTTAGGCGGTGCGCCATCAAGCATGACTGCGGCGGAAGTGCGGACGCTTATTGGATTAGATCTTGCCATCATGCCCCGCTTGTTCGGAGTGCTTCAAACCAACGGCGTGGATGCGCCAACGCTCGAAGCTAACAGCTACAACATTGCATCGGTATCGCGCACGGGCGTTGGCCTTTACACCTTCACATTCAGCGGTGGACTTGGGCTGACTGCAAACGCCTACACCGCAAAGCTCGGCATGGCCATCAGCACTTCGGCGCAGTTCTTTGTTGCCGAAATCCTTACACGCACCGCTGCTGTGGTGACAATCGAGGTGCGCAACGCCTCAACCCTAGCCCTTGCCGATGGTGGCGATTGGGCATTGACAATCCACGCAAACATCTGATGACTCTTCTACAAACGCTTTCACTTTCTGGGGTACTCGTTCTGGGTTGCTTCTCAATCATCTGGTTCTTTATTCGGCGGTTTTTCGTGAGCATGGATAAGCGTGATGAGTTTCTAGACGGCCTCACGGAGAAGGTAAACGGCATTGATAAGCGTGTCATTCGGTTGGAGGTTCTGAATGATGTTGTTTAGATATGCCGCAATGATGCTGGTTCTGGCTCTGTTCTCATGTAGCTCAAACCCGCTAAACCCCTCAAACTGGTTTCCCAGTGGCGGGGGAGAAGCGGCGCAGACTACCACTCAGACGGACGCGGTGACAGCTACGGCATCGGTCTGGATGGATATGTTGCTTCGGTTCGGATGGTTCGGTATTATCCTATTGTTCGTCGTCCCTGGCGTGAGAGTTCCATTCGTGGCGTTGTGGACTGCCATCTTCCGAGTAATGACGATTCCGTTCGAGTTCATTCGGTTCAAGTTCGATTCATGGAAAAATGAAAAGGCGCTTCAAAATAAGCAAGAATAAGGCAATCGGCCTAGCGGCATCTGCATTTGTCGCACTCGTTTGGCAGCTAATAGAGCGGTGCAGCTAGACAAAGACCCACGCTACAGAAAGCCCAGGCTTCAAGGCTGGCGGTGCGCGGGGTGCGGTGCGCTTATCGAGATTTCCCCCTCAATGGACATGAGAACCATCTATTGCCCCAACTGCGGGAATAGATCACTTCGGCCAGAGAGCAAAAAAGATGCGCCAAAGATTCATCATCGAGGGTGAACCCGTACCTGACCAGCGGCCTAGAGCCAGGGTTATGGGGAAGATTGCAAGCCTGTATACCGCGCCACGACATAGGAAGCGCATGGATGAGGTGGCTGTTCAGGTAGCCACGCAGATTGCATGGGATATGCCAGACCTGACATTGCCCTTTGCCCTGGTGGTCACAACCTGCCCAGGAACCACCAAAGCAGGACGGCCAAGGAAGCTGCGCGGCGATCATGACAACTACGCCAAGCTGATTGCCGACGCTTGCCAGTCACTTTTGTACGAAAATGATAGACAAGGCGTTTTGATAGCAGGATGTGAGGGGCAACCAGTCGAGGGAATGGGCTTGCAGATTATAGATATCGTGTGGCTTGAGCATGAAGAAGAACCTGCCGCCGCTATTGAGGACTCAATCCTAGCCCTTCTGACGGCCTTGGAGCATAGAGATAGATGAGCAACCGCCCAACCCGCCCAAGGCGCAACACACCCACTAGAAACCTGCCTCATCAAATCAGAACGAGAAAGGTAGGACGGCTACGCATGGAAGACAAGTTAGCAAACGACTGGCGACCACTTACAGACCTGGAACTGCGCAGCCTGAACAGCGTGGCAGACAGGGAAGGTGATTACAAAATAGATCGCCAGCTTCTAGCCAAGCTCATGGGAGAACGTGAACGGCTCTCAATGGTGGCTGAATCGGCTAGGAGTTTGTTAGCTGCCTGTGATGAGATTGGACTGGAACGGAAGCCAAGGGACAAAGTAACGCCAAATGAGTTGGAGAAAGGCATGGGAAGCACTCGACAGGCGTTAGACAGTTACGACGGGGATGTGGCTGCGGCTGGTCGGTCTTCCTGATTTGAGGTTCTTGTGTTTGAAGGGTAGAACGGCAAGCACTTCGGTCTACGGCTCTTGTATTTTCGCGCAAGTTATCTGCGAACCTTATCCTGCTATCTCTTTTCTTTCCTCTTTAGGGATAATGCCCGACGTAAACCCTTTGTTTACAACGAAAAAAAAGCCATTCGGCGCGGCACTTGACGCGGCACATGCCACGGCACATGACATGGCACATGACGCGGCACATGCCACGGCACATGACTTGACAAATGGCTTGCAGTCTGTGGGCGTTTGCGGGTACACTATGCGGCATGACCAAGAAACTTTGGATAAAGCTCTGGCCTGACCTTCTTTTGGGAAGCGGCAGGTGGCGGCGTGTCAATGTTTACGAATCGGGAATCTATTTTCAGATTCTTGTTCGAGCAGATGAGGAAGGCGGGCTGCGAACTGGCTCCCTTCCCTGGACAGCCGAATACCTAGCGGATGATTTAGAGATAGATCGCCGCAGAATGAAGAAGCTAGAGAACGCGCTGGACAAGCTGGTGCGCCTCGACCTTCTTTACAAGCACCCCAAGGATGGGGCGTTCTGCATATCCCGCCACGAAAGACTCCAAGCCCAGCGTAAATAATGAGACTTCACATAAACAGCGTACAAATCCTGTCTTCTCCCATAATCCGCAGGTTGACCTATGCCCAGCAGGGGATTTGGTTTGCCTTCCTTCTTCGTGTGAAGCATGAACCAGATTTGGCGTGGACAATCGAGCAGCTTGCTAAGGAGTTGCGGGTGAACAAGACCCGCCAAGCGCGATTCAACAAAGACCTTGCAGCCCTTCTAGACGCTGGCCTCATTGTTGAGGAAGCAGACGGAATCACAATACCGCTGGATTGGAGGTAGATATGACTAAAGCATTCGACGACCGAGCAAGGATGCAGCATGGCTCTGGATTGTTCCCAGAGAATGAAGTCTATTCTGGTGGCTCTGTTGCATCTATGCGGGTTGAGGCTGTATCCCCTCGCTTTGCTCGGCCATTCATTGCTAAGAACCACTACACAAGAACATTCCCAGACAGCACCCTCCACACCTTTGCAGGATGGATAGGCGATAGCTTCGCTGGGGTGATAACCTTCGGCATGGGCGTTGGCCTGAATCAATACAAGGCACTCCTGCCAGATATCGAGCAAGGCGAGTACCTAGAGCTAACTAGGCTGTGGAGTCCTGACGGAATGCCAAAGAACACAGAATCAAGGCTCATTGGTGCGGCTATTAAGCTGCTGCCGCCAAAGGTGCGGTTGCTGATGAGCTTTGCCGATTCCAGCCGCGGCCACGCGGGGACAATCTACCAAGCTACCAACTTTTCTTATCACGGCATGACTGCTGGGGGAAAGATGCTGGTTACGCAGGACGGCATAGAGAAACACCCAAGGCTCTTGGGTATTTACCGCATGAGACACCAAAAGTATGCCGACACGCCAACAGCAGAGCTTATGAGCATTCTGGGGTACAGATACAAGGAAGCTGGCCGAAAGCACCGCTACGCGCTGTCGGTTGCCAGGAAGAAAGGCCAGCGCAGAGTAGATGCAAAAACACTCGCAGCCAGCGCCGAGCGGTTCCCCACAAAATAAAACCCAAAAAGGCTACACACAACACTACACATAGCCGATAGGATGATTGACATGAACAAGAACGCCCTCTCAGCACTCACGGCCAAGCCCCTTACTAACGCAGCCGCCAAGAACTTGGCTGCGCAGTCCGTCGCAGCTAACGAGTTCCCAGAAGTCTTGGACTTCCTCTATGACGTTCAACTCAGCGCGGCGACTTCGGCCACCGACAAGGCCAACGCCGACAAAATCATCAGCGAAATTAGCCGCATAATCTACAGCTAACCATGAACAAGAATCAATACACCAACGCGGAAGGATGCATACACGGCCACCGCTTCACGCCTGAGAACACCTA